CCTCGCCTGCTTAGTGGTAATTTAATTACAGTATCTCGAAATATAAATACTAATCGAGTCGATACTTTAATCTTCAATATCAGTTATTTTATAATTAATGTTAAAACTAATTTAGTTAATATAAACCCTAATAAAAAAGCAAGGATTGCAATTATTGTTTTTTCATCCTATTTCTTTTTAAATTTTAATTATATCTATTCTCTAAAAATCTTTCTATTGCATCACTTTCATTTTCAAAAATGTAAAATGCATCTTCACCACAATCTCTTGCCCATTCAATAAATTCTTCTAATAATTCTCGTTCATTCATGCTATTTCTTTTTAGTCATTTGTTAATAAAGTCATTGCTTTTACAAGCATTCTAAATTCACGTTCATAGTGCCAAGCATTAGCTGGAAAGTCTGAGTATTCTTCTGTTAATACTTTATTTGCTGTATCAACAATCTTCTTCTCACTATACATTCTTTCGGCTTGCCATTTAGCACCAGCAATCCAATTATCTGTTTTACATAGATTCGGATCTGCTAGATTTGCAGCAGCTATTTCTAATGGTTTTAAAAGATCTATAAATTTTTCAATAGATAATCTATTAATCTTACCTGATTCATTGGGATAGCACCATTCTTTTCCTTCTGAATCCCTAATCAAGAGTCTGCCATCTAGGAAATCAACTACTCCGTCTTTTTCAAGTATGGCATTAATCTTTCCCCATTGGTCAACTATCTCAAATTGATCTCCTCTCTTGATTGCCTTTAAGCAATCTCCCTCATAATTAATAAGGCCTATTGTATTTTGTTTGTTCATGTTCTTTAATTTATTCGTTAATGTCTTCAATACTAGTTATAATAGTTTTATCAATTGGATAACAAGCAATAATTGTATTTCTATCTGAAAAAGTATATACACTAGTGCCATATGACATAGTTGTTGCATATACAGTAACTGTATAATCTTCGGTATACGATAATACCCTGAGGTTATATTTTTTCATCATATTTCCAATCAATTAATAATTTAAGTCGTTGAATTTCAGCAATCACATCATCGCCTAATTCAATCTTTGACATCATGGTCAAGTCAGCTATTTGATCTTCATATAGACGAATCAATTGGCTCTGAGCACTTACACTGTTCGATAATGGAGTTTCCTTCATGTTTTAACTTTTAAATATTATACACTCAATTAATGAAATTTTAAAATATTATTCATCTCTTTTTGTGAATTTTACTTTAATTATTTCACCTCCATCCTTTCCCATCATGATAGATCCAACCTTAATTGACTTGTCCTTAACATAGAATGAGGTGACCTTTCCTTTTTTGGGTCTAACGTAAACGTATGGCATCTTAGTCTAAGTTACATATTGCTATTATCTCTCCTCGATGGATCGTCTTATGTCTAGGTATTCTTGGAGTGTGTTCCAACATTATGAATGAAATGACACCGTCAGTCTTGATCGGCAGTTCCATATTAGCTCCTATATGCCATTTCGACTCGTCTGATGAACTGATGATCTCAACAATTGCAGTGATTCGGATCCTTCCATGTTCATGCCATCCGTATTCTAATAGCTTAACAACAGTCTCATCTACTTGGCCATCATTAAGTATCTTTAGACAGATAGTCTCATTGTACTTGTAATCGTCCCAATTAATCATGTATTTGGTTTTTTTGGAGAAGATATGGGGCTCGAACCCATATGGAGTTTTCACATTTCATTCGCGACTTCCATGTTACTTACTTTTGAGTCATTTCCATTGTTACATTTCTCAGTTTGGTGGACTGTTGATTGAGTAGGTTAATTACTCCTCCTCTTCTATGCTTCTTTGTTATTGCTCTTACCGCCTTCTTCGCAAAGTAGGCACGTCTTCCAATTTCGTCAATCTTCCCTATTTGTAAACGGCGTTGAGTATCCGGGATTCGAACCCGGAGATCTCTCCAGCACCCAATGTGCAATACTCAAATGGTTATTATTTTATGTTGATCAAGGATCCTGCGTTACCTGCAACTGTGCTAGGTAATTGACCGTCCCATTTCTCAATCTTTTTGTATTCAACAAATAGTGGTGTTAACTTTTGTTGTGTTAATTCCATTGCTCTAGCTTTAGCTGACGCATTAATAATTGTTTCAGCTGAGTCTGCTCTAGCAATTGCAACTTTACGTTTACCGTCTGCTTCAGCAGCCAACGCTTGTTGAATAGAAGCTTCCGCTTGTTGTACTGATCTTGTTTTAGCAACGATTGCCTCTTGTAATGCTTCAGGCGGAATAATATTAGATCTCATTTGTGATACTGAGAACCACTTAGAAAGTCTTAAATTACACTCAGCTACGATAGCCGCTTCAAATCCCTGTCTGTGTCCAAAGATTGAGTCTACTTCCCATGTATTAGCGACATCATTTACTGCACCTACTATTGCATTTTTAAGCCAGCCTTGTTCAATATCCTTTATTGGTAATCGCAAGTTAACGAACATGTCACCAACTGCATTTGGTTTTAAAGAGTAGTTAAACGATGGTTTAATATCAGCTGGGAATCCGCCTTTTGTAATTACCTGTTGCTGATCAAACTCAATATGTTGCTGGAACGTTGGGAACTCATATAGGTTTTCAGTCCAACTATTATATACGACCCATCCAGTTTTATATTGATACTTTGATACTCCTCGAGAATCTCCTGTCAAGTTAACTTTGATTCCTACATGTCCCGCATCAACTCTTTCAATAGTAAACGGCTGTATAAATGCAAAGATCAATAGACCGATTCCTCCAGCTATTCCGATTATAATAGACTTTTGTCCTGCTGACTTTGCGGGTTTATCATTATACCCGGCTGCCTCTACTTGACGGACACCATTAACAATTCTGTATGCTGCAAATCCTAGAGCCGCGATAATTAAGATAGTTGTAATCATATGTGTTTTGGTTTTTATTGGTTACTAGATTTACTTAAAATTCGATAGACTGTGTAGCCTACGAAAAAACTATATGCCATTATTGATAAGGCAGTCATTAATTGTAACGTTGAATCTAATGGACGATTCAACAAATATTCGGTCACGATTGTTGTAATATATGCCCAGCTCGTCAATATAACGGCGACATAGAAGATCCTAAAAAGCATTCTCATTTTTTATTGTTTAAGTTATTATACTCTTTTTAACTAACTATTTAAACTTTTTTACAAGATTTACTATTTTTTCAACGGCTGATTCATTACCATCTACTTTTACATGATCTACTTCATATTGCTCAAGTATGTCTAATATGACATGATCTTTTTCAATTGCCTCTTCCAACGTTTCATTTCTACCATTTGATTGGTATGGCTTTGCTCTATTAATAAACACATTTAGGTTTATTTGATCAAGTCGATTAAACTCGTCTGCAATAAGTTCGCCAAATGATTTTGGCACAAGATCCCAATTGCAATATGCTATTCCCATAATAAGCGGACTGTCTGTAATAATCACATCCACTTGATGCTTAAGATGAAACATTCTATCGTGTTGTTTTGCAAACACATAGATTTGGTTACGAAGAGTATTAAAGTCTTTTTTCCAAGTCAAGTGCTTAGCAAACTCTGTCACTAATTCACAATCATATCCTGCTAGTTTTAACTGATAGAATATTCCAGCTGCTGTTGTGCTTTTGCCTGATCCAGGTCCACCGAACAGGTTGATAATGATTGGTTTTTTCATAGTTCTTCAGGTAAACGTGAGTTTCCTCCTACTGCTTCAGAAAGATTAAATAGTATTAATCCAGGTATAACGAGTATTAAGACAGGAATTAGCGCAATGACTGACATTACAAGAATTATTTTAGATAGTATTTTCATCGAGTTAACCAATTTATTTTAAGTAATTCTTCAGTGATTGAATTCATCATCTTGATTCCCTCATCATCTAAAGTCTCTTTAGCAAAGACAATACAATCTGGGTCTTTATCGAGAACTCCAATTAGGAATTCAGGATTATCCCACATTTCAGTAATGTATTTAGACCGTTCGCCTGCTCTTTTATCAATGAACTCAACAATCACACCGAGATATTCATCTGATCGAGTAACGTTAAAACTATATTTGTCGCTTTCCCAAATGATTCCCTCATATCTTAATGGAGTTAGTTTCCATTGATCCTTTTCAGTTGAGGCAATGTCTGATTCTTTAACATACCATTCCCCATTTATTTGTATTCGTTCCATTTTTTATGTTTTATCCATTATATATTTTTTCCAAAATCTCTTAAACGGTCCGCCTTTAGATCTTCGAGCTAATGATTCACCTAATAATAGTAAAGGTATAGGTAATGCAGATATTATAAATATTAAAGTTAAATGTGCCATACTTTAATCAAATGTTTCTTCTTTAACACAACGTACTGTTGCTCTATCCCAAGCATCGCCCTTACCCTTATCGTAATTATAATCAATATCAAGCTTAACCGAATTATTTCCTACTAGATCTGGGTCAGCCCACCAAAATCCTCCCTCCAATACTTTAAATATTTTATGTATAGTATCACCAACATTTCCCATTGAATAAGAACGATATCCCATCAACTTTGGAAACATTGCTTCCTTTTGTGCTCGAGTAGTTGATAGCATTAGAGTATCCCACTCTCCTATTCTAGGAAGTCTCCAACCTAATGGGCACACTCGATGAGATGCTGAAAAATTAAAATACCCACTGTCTACTACTGGGCTGACTATATTTCCTATTCCAATTTGTTCTCTTTGAGTTTTATAATCTACTAAATTCGTTAACTCTCTAGTTATTACGATATCTGATAGCAACCAGTGTTTCCACTCAATTGTATTATCATATATATTTTCAGTAGCGATTTCAACAGTTTTATAAATTACATTTTCATAGTATACATCATCACCTGATCTAAAGCTTCTACTCCATGGCATGTTTTGAGCAAGCGGATAATTCGCAGATAGCATTAATAATATGAGACTGATTTTTTGCATTAGTGCGTTCCGTTTTTTAGTGATATTCCGTGTTTAAGACCCATTATAAAATCGTCAAACTTATCTTCGTCCAAAAACTGACCTATTGCGTAGCCTATCTCATTTCCAAGATCACTTATATCTCCAACCTCATATGGAATTTCTTCCAAGTGTTGAATTAAAGGCTTAGTCATTTCTTGCATGTTAGTCATTTGACGTATCAGTTAAATTATGTGAATCACTAAGTCTGGCAAAAGACTCAGTTCTTAATGCTTCATCACATGCAATTTTTATTAGATCAGATGCAATTTTCTTTTTTAATTTCTTTTTTGCTTTTCTAGGAAGAACTTCTAGCATGTGAGATCCTGGAATTATGAGATTGAGTACTCTCATATCAAGCTTTATCTTTATAGTATGTTTCTTTTCCATTTCTATTTTCTTTAGTTAATTATACACAAAAAAGTAAACCTATAAAGAAAAAGGATAATATAATAGAGTAGGATTCTTTTTTTGTATGTCTATTTCAGGATATCTCTTTTTAAATTCCATTACATCAAATCTTTTAGTAATTAGATGATGCCCATTTCTAGTAGGAATGACAGCTTCTACTTTAGGTCCAAATTCATGACCAATCGGAACACCTACAAAATCAAATTTTACTTGAGTAAGAGGTCGGCACTGGTATTCAATGAATGCAATCATATCTGGGCTAGGCTCATGTTGTCCATCTACATCAATTACCCACCTCTTTTCAGATGTCTTAAGCTGGCCTACTACTGAATCAAATAATCCCTTTTGATTAGTTACGCCATCTCTAATTCTCTCAGCTAGGGCTACAATCATATTAAGCCCAACTTCATGATGATTTTGCTTTTGTACATGAACGTAAGCCCTAGCCTTGAACATTTCACAAAGCTGCTTGATTTCATCATACCTTTTTTCAAGATGGTCCATGCTCTCTATACAATATGATTTAATAGTCCTTACTGATTGATGATTGTCTCTCTCATCAAGAGGCTGATCCTTTTTACGTTTAAGAATATATAGCATGTAAAAATCACCAGTATCAGTAAAATTAAGAAGAGACTTAATCTTTTCTAGATTGTCTATCATTTCAGAGAATTTAAGTAATTAATTATCTTTTGATCAACTTTTTCCATGATTTCAGCATCGCACGAGTGCTTATACTTCCTAATTGACCCGTCCTCTGTCTCTAAGTATAATTCACCTCTTGAAACTAGACCAAGTTCATAATCATATCCTCCAAATCCATGTAGTGCAAGCACCTCTTTTAATAGTTCAATAGAATCAGTATCATCTTTAAATGTTCTACGAACTGCTCGTCCTAAATCAGCATCATTAGGATGTTTTTTAATAATTTCAAGTATCATAATAGTAATTATTTTCTAATTTTATTTCCATGTGTTATCCGCTAATATTGCTATATTGTTAATAATACTTAAACATCTAGAATAAATAAATTATATGGAACCATTTATAAAACTATTTGAAGAATTTACAATGTCACCAAAACTAGTGGTTGAGGGCTCATACAAACCTAGGCCTGGTGACTATGATGGAATGCACTCATTTCAATCAAGAAAAAGTGATGGATTTGGCGGTAAAATGAACACTAAGGTAAATACTGCATTAGAAAAATTCTATAAAGAATTTGGTAAAAATCCTGAAATAACTAAGATCGAGATTAAAATGGATGATACTCAATGGAAGGTTGATTGGAAAGTCACAATTGAGGAGAGTAAAGACGGTAAAGCCTGGATCGGATTGACAAGTAGAGGAGGAGCAGGTCATAAAAATGGCCCAACTGGATCAGTAGCTAGGGCAGAAAAACAAATTAATTCAAAAATCAAAGGTCTTGCTGGAGAATTTAGAGAACCTCGACTTGAATCAAAACAAGTATATGATTTTGGATGGCAAGGTAAAGGTGCGTATATACGTCAAATATTTATTGTGCATACTCTACCTTCTAAGTACCCACCATTAGAGAAAACCACGTATTTTGATGATCAATTATATACATAATTATTATGAAACAATTGGTACAATTACTCGTTCGACAAATTCTTTCATGTCATCTACGCTAATTGTATCTAATGAATCAGTTGGATGATGGCAATTATGTAATAGGCTAAAGTCCAAATATTCTTCTCCCCATTTTACTTGACTTGTTCCCTCATTCAAGATAGGTAAAGGATTTATTACAACTGAATCGATTCCGTTTTTTCTAAATATTACTGAATCATTGAATGGAGTATTGATTATTGGACAATCAAAGATCCCTCTAATGTGATCAGATAGTGGGCCTGGATAGTTTCCAATAAAGAAAGTAGAACCACCTCTACCTGTAAGTTCAAGGTTAAGTATCCAGTCGATTGTGCCAAATTCACTAGCATTTATCATTTCAGATAATCTGTCTGAACCTAATCCTCCAACTTCTTCACCATCCAATAGGACAACATTTAATTCTGGTACCAAAAGCTTAGTAGCGATTGCATTTATAACTGATGCTGAATTATCATTAGCATTGTCAATATTTGGGGTTACAATGTCATGATGAGCAGTCACCATTTTAGTTGAGCTTCCTTTAAGAATGATATTAAATCCAGTTGATTCTTCATTTACTGGAAACCGATCTATTTCATATTGGAGTCCAAGCTCTTTTAATAACTCTACAATAAATATTACCCTAGGTGTTAAGTCGTGACCGTTTCGGTAAATTAGACCAGCATTTTTAGCTTTACAGAAATCATATATCTTGTTGTACATGTGAGTATTTTTTAATCTATTATACACAAGAAAATAAAAAATTAACTATAATATTTCTTTCTATGAATTCTCCCAGGTTTTCCTCTGCTTGGTGAACATTTTTTACGAACTCGTTTTACTTCATAGTACATGCGATCAGAATCACGAAGCCTTTCCCTTTGTCGATAGTCATCCGTGTCCCGATAAACCCAGCATGACCCCAACAATAATGAGGTCACTATGAGTAGTATGAGTCGTGTCATAATTTAGAGGCAACTAATTTAAG